GCAGTCGTGGTTCAATCTCGAAAAGATGGGAATGTTTCATCACCAGCACTCGCACACAAACAGCGTCGTCTCCGGCGTCGTCTACGTCAGGACGCAGCCCGGCGACAGCGTCCAGTTCTACCGCGACAACCACAGGCAAATCATCGCAATCGAAGGCGTGTCGCGCGGCCCATTTAATTCGGACGTCTGCAGCATTGGCGTCGAAAGCGGCGAGCTGATCCTCTTCCCCTCGGCGCTCGTCCACGGCGTCGACCCCGTCGACAAGGATCGCGAGGAGGGGCGCCTCACGCTCGCCTTCAACACCTTCGTGCGGGGCGCCGTAGGAGACGAGTTCGCATCCAACGCGCTGGATCTGAAATGATCGAAAATATCTCGGTCGATGACGCCCTGATCGAGCTGGACAGGGTCGACGCGGAAGAAAGCCTCGCCGCATTTGTCCGCATGGCGTGGCACATTATCGAGCCCGGGGCGCCATACGTCCACGGTTGGCACATAGACTTTCTGTGCGCTCACCTTGAGGCCGTGGCCGCAGGCGTCGAGATCGCCGAAGGCGAGTATTACAATCGCCTCCTGATCAACGTCCCGCCAGGCGCCATGAAGTCAATGCTTGTCAGCGTTTTCTTCCCGGCTTGGATATGGGGGCCGAAGAAACAGCCGCACAAGCGAGTAATCGGCGCGTCGCATTCGCAGTCGCTCGCGATACGCGATAGCACGAAGATGCGTCGCCTAATTGTCAGCGACTGGTATCAGGCGCGGTGGGGCGACCAGGTCACACTCACCGGCGACCAGAACGCGAAGACAAAGTTCGAGAACACCTCGACCGGCTTTCGCGAGGCTATCGCGGCTAGGACCATTACCGGCTCGCGCGGCGATATCGTCATCATCGACGACCCGCACAGCGTCGATGGCGCGGCGTCCGACGCCATGCGCGCGTCAACAATCGAGTGGTTCCTGGAAGCCGTCCCAACGCGCCTCAACAACCCCGAGCGATCGGCGATCATCGTCATCATGCAGCGCCTGCACGAGGGCGATGTCTCCGGCGTCATCCTCGAAAAGCAACTCGGATATGACCACATCATGCTGCCGATGCGTTACGACCCCGGCCGCGCGGCGCCAACGCTGCTTGGCTGGGAAGACCCGCGCAAGGAGGATGGCGAGCTGCTTTTCCCGGCGCGCTTCCCCGAGCACGTCGTCGACCGCGACGAGCGCGTCATGGGGCCATATGCGACCGCTGGGCAAATGCAGCAAAGCCCGGTGCCCCGCGGCGGCGGTATCATCCAGCGCGAGTGGTGGCAGCTCTGGGAGCGGGATAACTACCCGCAATTCGACTACATCGTCGCCAGCCTCGACACCGCCTACACCACGAAACAGGAGAATGACCCCAGCGCCATGACCGTCTGGGGCATATGGTCCGGCGGCGACCAGACTGCGCAGATCACGCGCGCGCCGACGTCGGATGGCGAGATGACGGCCGTGCTGGAGCGGACGTATCGGCAGGAGCATCCGAAGTGCATGCTGATGTATGCGTGGACCGAGCGCCTGGAGCTGCACGAGCTGGTCGAGAAAGTCCGCGAGACAATGGACCGATACGGCGCCGATCGGCTGCTGATCGAAAACAAGGCTTCGGGACACAGCGTTGCCCAAGAGCTTCGCCGGGTTTATGGTCACGAGGACTTCGGCGTGCAAATGGTCGACCCGAAAACGGCCGACAAAATGGCGCGCCTTTACAGCGTTCAGCATTTGTTTTCAGAGGGACTGATCTACGCGCCGGATCGATCGTGGGCCGACGCGGTCATAAATCAGGCGGCTCAATTCCCGAAAGGGAAGCATGACGATCTTGTCGACACGGTTAGCATGGCGATGCGCCACCTGCGCGACGCGGGAATGCTTGTCAGAGGGTCGGAGTGGACATCTGAAATCGACGAAAGTCGTATGCATCACGGCGCTCCGCCGGAGCCGCTCTATCCAGTTTAACAGGAAATTCAAGATGATATTCGCCAATGCCGTCGTCGATGTCCTTGATGCGCCGCCGCCTCACGGCAAGGGGCTCGGGCGTTTTAGGGTGGAATGCTGGGGGAAATCTCCACACGATTATGTTAGAGTATACGAAATACAGGCAAAAAATCAGGATGTTGCAGCACGAGAGGGCTTGGACCGATTTGTGAGCGACATTGAGGCTTTGTTGAAAAAAGGAAAGTCTGAGCAATCATGATTTTTTATGTTTACGAACATTGGAGGCTGGACACTGACGCTTGCTTTTATGTCGGCAAGGGAAGTGGCCCGCGAGCTTATCAACGAAAAAGTAGAAATATTCACTGGTGGAATATTGTAAACAAAATTGAAAGAAGTGGGTTTGGATATGAAATAAGGCTTGTTGCCACGGGGCTGAGTGAAGAGCAGGCTTTTGCATTAGAAAAAGAAAGAATTACATTTTGGTCGGAAATTGTTGATTTGGCAAATAAAACACTTGGCGGAGAGGGGTTTACGGGAGGCCGTCATACGGCGGTTTCGAAAGAAAAAATATCATTATCAAGCAAAGAAAGAGCCAAACAAAACAAAAGCGCAATGTCAGAGCGCATGAGTGGTAATAAAAATCCTTTTTATGGAAAAACGCATTCCGATGAAGTGAAGGATAGGCTTTCAAGGCTGTTCAAGGGGAGGCCAAGGACGGGCCAGAAGCCGCTGACGGACGATCAAAAACGTGCTATTTCATTGTCTCTGAAGGCTAAGGGCATCAAGCCCCCATCGCGCAAGGGCATTTCTCCAAGCTTGGAAACAAGGCAGAAGCAGGCCAACTCTTTGAGGGCTTATTGGGCTGCCAGAAAGGCAAAAGCTACATGTCTATGACGCCCGGGCTGAGCCCATCAATCCGCCAGCCGGGCGAAGAGCCGCAGGGGCTCGCCGCCGCAGAAGACATTATCGTCGAGATTGAGGAGGGCGCCGATCGCCCGGAGACGGACGACAAGGGCAACATCCTGCGGATCGAACACCCGGATGGCTCGATCAGCGTCTCGCTGGACGGACGCCCCGTCGAGGGCGCCGACGAAGCGATCAAGGCGCGCGACTGGTTCCGCAACCTCGTTGACGAGGTGGATCAGGGTGAGTTGAACCGGATTTCGGAAGACCTGCTGCGCGGCATCGGCGACGACCTCGAAAGCCGACAAGAGTGGATCAATGGTTGCGCGCAGGGCATCAAGCTGCTGGGCCTGACAATTGAGCTGCCGGGCCTGCAGGGCGCGACCGACGGCGCGCCGGTCGAGGGCATGAGCCGCGTCCGGCACCCGCTGCTGCTCGAAGCTGTCCTGCGCTTTCAGGCGAACGCCCGATCGGAGCTGCTGCCGACCGACGGACCCGTGAAGGTCCGCAATGACGCCGTCGACACGCACGCGCCGCAGGAGCAGCTGGCGGACGCGCTGGAAAGCGATCTCAACCACTACCTGACGGCGGTCGACGAGGAGTATTATCCCGACACCGACAAGATGCTGCTGATGCTTGGGTTCGGCGGCACGGCCTTCAAGAAGGTCTATTTCTGCCCGCTGCGCGGCCGCCCGGTCAGCGAGACGGTCGACGCCGAAGACTTGATCGTAAACAACGCCGCGACGACGCTGTCGAACGCCAAGCGCTACACGCATCGCGTCTACATGCGCCCGTCCACCGTGCGTCGCATGCAAATCCTCGGCGTCTATCGTGACATCGACCTGCACACGCCGGAGCAGCCGCAGCACGATGAAGTGCAGCGTGAGAAGGCTGAGCAGCAGGGCATTACGTTCGATCCGGCAAATCCCGAAGACCGCGATCGTGAGATTTACGAATGCTACTGCGAGCTGGATATTCCCGGCTTCGAGCATAAATATCGCAGTAAAATTACGGGTCTCGAAATCCCGTATCGCGTCACGATTGATAAATCGTCGCGAGAAATCCTGTCCATCACGCGTAATTACGACGAGCCAACCGGCGAGGAAGGCGACGAGCTTCCGAAGGCGCGCGTCGACTTCGTGAAGTATGTTTTCGTCCCCGGCTTTGGGTTCTACGACATCGGCCTTCT